TGTCTTGTACCTCTCTCTATAGGAAAAGGACATAATGAAGTTAGACGCTCCACTCATAGAGGGATTTGTTAGAGTATTCTTAGCTCCTCGTATGGATGCTGTTAAGGCTATTCCACAGTTTCATCGTACCCTTTGGGATAAGTTCTGTAATGATAATCCCCGTGTTGTTGTGGCCGCACCCAGGGGAACTGCAAAGACTACCGCAGTTACTTTCTCAGGAACCCTAGCCTCAGCCCTATTCCGTGATAGAGATTTCATCCTTTTAGTCTCTAAGACCGAAGGACAGGTCGTACGCTTCCTGGCTAATATTAAAACTGAGCTTTTGGTCAATGAGGAGCTTAAAGCTCAATTTGGGGTTAAACGGTTTGTCAAAGACACCGAAACCGAAGTCGTCGTTGAGTTATTAGACGGACATCAGTTTTGTATAATAGCCAAAGGTTCGGAACAAGAGGTTCGGGGTTTACAGTGGAATGGCAAACGCCCAAATCTAATTATCATTGATGACGCAGAGGGGGCAGAGCAGGTTATGAACCCTCAACGAAGGGAGAAATTCCGTAATTGGCTATTTAATGATTTGTTTCCTTGCGGTTCTGAATATTGCAAGATTAGAATGGTAGGGACAGTCCTACACATGGATTCTGCCCTAGAACGCCTTTTAAAGGACTCCTTGTGGGATTCTGAACGCTTTGCAGCCCATAACGAAGACTTTAGTGAATTACTATGGCCTGAGAAACTCAATAAAGATAAGCTATTAGAAATCCGCCAGTCTTATATAAACCAAGGTAACCCTGATGGATATAGCCAAGAATACCTAAATAAACCCATTGATGCCGAAAATGCTTACTTTCATAAAGACGACTTTATTCATGCCGATACTCCTGATTATTTGGAGTACTATGCTGCTATTGACTTTGCTATTACCAAAAAGACTAAGTCCGACTATACGGTTATTGCAATTGCAGGGATGGATGATGAGGGTATCCTACACGTCGTGGACATTAGACGTGGTCGATGGGATGGCTTTGAAATCATCGAAAATATGTTCTGGGTACAAGAGAAATACTCTCCTAATCTGTTCATCGCTGAGAAAGGGCAAATTAAGCATACGCTCGATGCCTTCCTCAATGCGGAAATGGTAAAGCGTGGTCAATACATCAATCTACACGCTGTAACCCCTAAAGTAGACAAAGAACAACGTGCCAAGCCACTCCAAGCCCGTATGAGGGCAGGAGGAGTACGATTTGACAAAGAATGCAATTGGTATGCCAGCCTGGTAGACGAGATGTTAGTATTCCCTCGTGGACAGCACGACGACCAAGTAGACGCTCTAGCCTATGTGGGATTAGCGTTAGACAAGGTGACATCCGCCCCTACCAAGGAAGAACTAGACGATGAACTCTATGAACAGGAGTTTGGCGGGGAATTATTTCAGGGACAATCTATCTATACAGGCTATTGACTCTGCTACAATGCTATGGTATTTTCCTGTAAAGATTCCACAAGGTAAACAATGAAAATAGAAGAACTCCTACGTTCCCCCAATATCGCTGAAATGATGGACGATGAGGAATTATCCTCCTTGGGTCAGGTAATGATGAATGACATCAACCTAGACTTGAACTCCCGCATTGAATGGGAAGAGCGTAACGAGCGTGCTAACAAGTTAGCCCTACAAGTAGTTGAAAAGAAAACATTCCCTTGGCCTGGAGCCTCAAACGTTAAGTTCCCACTGATTACTATTGCTGCTATGCAATATCATAGCCGTGCATATCCTGCCCTGATTTCTAATAACGAAGTAGTCAAATGTAAAGTTTACGGCAAAGATGACGACGGTGAAATGCACAAACGTGCAGACCGAGTCTCCCGCCACATGACCTATCAGGTTATGGAAGAAGATGAAGGTTGGGAAGAGAACACCGACAAGACTTTACTAGTCCAAGCTATTTCAGGTACTGCAATCAAGAAGTCGTACTTTGACCCTGTAAAAGGTCACAACGTATCTGAGTTGGTTCTACCTAATGACTTTGTAGTCAATTACTACACTAAGTCTATTCCTGAATCCCCACGAGTATCACACCGTATTCTCCTGTCGTCCAATGACCTACATGAGCGTCAAGTCCGTGGGCTGTTTCTAAAGATTGAAGACGAACCACCTCCTACCACTCCTAACCAGTCAATGTTGACTAATGCTAGGGAAGATGCACAGGGTGTTCGTATGCCAACAGGCGACCCCGATACCCCATACGAATTTTTTGAAACCCACTTTTGGCACGACTTTGATGAAGATGGTTACAAAGAGCCATACATTGCTTACATCCGCAGAGACACTAGCAAAATCTATCGTATCGTTGCCCGTTACTTCGAGGACTCAATTGAATACCATAATGGCGAAATTATCCGTATTAAGCCTGAACAGTACTTTACAAAGTATGGTTTTGTACCTAGTCCAGATGGTGGCTTTTATGATTTGGGATACGGTGTCCTACTAGGCCCTACCAATGACTCTGTAAACACAATCGTTAACCAGTTGATTGACGCTGGTACGATGAGTGTTACCGGTGGCGGATTCTTAGGGCGTGGCGTTAAGATTAAGGGTGGCGACTACACATTCAAACCACATGAGTGGAAGCGTGTAGACAGTACAGGCGACGACCTGCGTGCCAACATCTTCCCGTTACCTATCCGTGAACCTAACCAAGTTTCCTATCAGCTATTACAGCTTCTGATTAACTATGGTGAGCGTATTGCGGGTGCAACAGACATTATGACCGGTGTAAGCCCTGGTCAAAATACTCCTGCTGAGACAAGCCGTAACACCGTCGAGCAAGGTATGAAAGTATTCAATGGTATCTACAAGCGTACTTGGAGAGCCATGAAAGAGGAATTCCAAAAGCTATACCGTCTAAACCAACTCTATTTGCCAAGCGAGCCAGTCGAGTTTGAATACAACAGCGAACTCTCGTTTGTATTGCCCGACGACTATGCTATGGATATGAAGTTAGTAAAACCTGCTGCTGACCCTAACGTTGTTTCAGATAGTCAACGTCAAATGCAAGCACAAGCCGTATTACAGTTAGCCACATCTACAGGGGGCTTCAATATGTATGAAGTCCAAAAACGTTACTTAGACGCACTCAAAGTCTCTGCTATTGACCAAATTCTTCCTGACCCTAAAGGCCCTAACGCTATCAAGCCAGGCCCATCAGAGAAGATGCAAATAGAGAAGATGAAGAATGATGAGCGTCAGATGAACCATCAACTCAGATTTAAACTTGGTATTGCCAAGCTCATGCAAGAAGCAGAGCTACAACAAGCCAAGATTACAGAATTGCAAGCTAAAGCAGTACTTGAACTCGAACAAGCAGATGGAGTCAAGTCTGGTCATGCGATTGCGATGTTGGAAGCCCAAATCGGTGCTAAGAGAGCACACGTAGATGGGATTATTAAGTCTATAGAAATGATGCAAAACCTAGAGAAAGAGGCAAGTAATGACGGAACAGGAATTTCGGGAGTGGAAGAGTTACCACGTAACTGAGGAAGTCTTCGCACATATTCGCAAGGCTAAATCAGAAGCTCAAGACGCTTGGGCTAATCGGCAGTTCACAACTGAAGCAGACAACCAGTTTGCACTTGGTGGCGTATATGCTATCAATCAGATTCTCGAACTCGAATATGCAGACATTGCGGGGGTCTAATGAATACATCTGGATGGAAACCTACGGGTCACCGTGTACTCGTGCGGGTAGAACAAGTTGAAAGAACCACAGAAAGCGGCATTATTATCGCTGACATCACCGCAGACAAGGAACAGCTTGGTCAAGACAGTGGCGTCGTCGTCGAGCTTGGGAATACTGCTTATTCCGACCAATCGGAACCTTGGTGCAAAGTCGGTGACTACGTCAAGTTTGGACGGTATGCTGGACAACTCATCAGACCCAAAGAATCCCTCGACGGAATAGAGTACCGTGTATTAAACGATTTAGATATTTGCCTTACCAAAACTGGAGAAAATAAATGAGTGAAGAACAACAAATCGTTGCTGAAGAAGCAACAGTAGTAGCCGAAGAAGCAACAGATGTTGCAGAGCAACAATCAGTCCCTGAAGTTGATGAAGAGACTTTAGCCGAGGCAAAACGCCAAGGTTGGGTACCTCAAGAAGACTATAACGGCCCAGAAGACAAATGGGTTGACGCAGAAACCTTTGTAAAGAAAGGTAAAGAGATTAATGCTCTATTGCGTAAGGACAATGATTTCCTAAAGCGTGAAGTAGCCGAAATGAAGACCACAATGATGGAATTCAAGAAGTTTCATGCCGACACAGAAAAGCGTGCCTACGAAAGAGCTATGTCAGACCTTCGTGAACAGAAGAAAGAAGCTATTTCTACTGGCGATGGTGACAAGGTATTACAGATTGATGACGCTATTGACGAACTCAAAGCCAACAAGCCTGAGCCTGTAGCTCGCCCAACCAATCAACCTGACCCTGTATTCGTACAGTGGAATGAGGATAACAAATGGTTTGGTACGGACACAGAATTGACAGAAGAAGCCAATTTGATTGGTGAAGTTATCAAGCGTAAACAGCCAACCCTAATCGGTGAGGCATTCCTTGATGAGGTTACCAAGCGTGTCAAGAAGGCTTATCCTGAGAAATTTACTAATGCTAACCGTGGTCGCCCATCTCCTGTAGAGGGAACAACCGCACCTAAAGCATCTGCAAAGGGTGGAAAAGGCTATAACGACCTGCCTCCTGAAGCTAAAGCAGCGTGCCAAAAGTTTGAAAAACAGGGTCTCATTACACGTGAGGCTTATTTAAAAGAATATTTCGGTGAATAACTGTTGTATTTATAGTAAAATCCCTTAAAATAAGTTAGGAGTAATATAATGCCAAGAGTAAGCAAAGAAGCACAAAGTAGTCCTGAAACATTAGTTCGTTCGGTATCTGAACGAGGAACCGAGACAGTTCGTTCACAGGCTCAACGCCCAAGACGTAATTCGATTGGTGTTCCAAGACTAACTTTGGCAGTAAAGTTCGAAATTCCAGGTCATCACCTTTGTTGGATGAATGATGATGGAAACGTCGAATCGGCACTAGATAGCGGATATGAGTTTGTCACAAAAGGTGAGACAGAGTTAGAGGATGGTGTAACACCGTCAAACGTCGACATGAGTGACAGAATCAAACAAAAGGTAGGAACTACACAGCAAGGCGACATCTTATACGCATACTTGATGAAGATTAAGAATGAGTGGCATGAGGAAGATATGGCTACCATCGAAGCTCAAAATAAACAAGTTGAAGATGCGATTGCTAGTGGAAATATTAATGGAGCCGTTGGTCAAGATGGGCGTTACAACGCTGGCATCTCGATTAAGCGGAACTAAACTTAATTTAATTGGAGCTTTATCATAATGGCGAATTTAAACGCACCATTCGGCTTTTCAGCCGTGATTTATGGTACAAGTGGCGTTAACAACCAACAACAACGTGTTTACTACGTTCCATCGACTGATACCTCTGCGTATTATATCGGTGACACAGTTTACACAGTTGACGGTGGCGACGCTAACGGTACTCCCGCAGTTGCAAAATGTGCGTCTGGTCAAACACCTCGTGGTGTTATCTCTGGCGTATTGATTGCTAACCCAAATAACCCTTCTATTCAGGGTACCAACATTGACTTGACGACTACTAGCGTTCCTGCTTCTAAGTCACAAGCCTACTATTTGCTCGTTAACGATGACCCAGACCAAGTCTATTGCATCCAAGGCGACGGTACTACTTTTGCAACAACTGATGTTAATAAGAACGCAACCTACACTGTAGCTGCTCCTTCTATTTCAAATCAGATGTCCGCAACTGTGTTGACCGGTACCACCACATCTTCTACTGCAGTATTGAAGATTGTTGGAATTGAACCAATCCCAGGTAACATCTTGGGGCCTTATGTACGTTTCTTTGTGTTGTTCAACAACTCAGAGATGTTACGTCCATCTGCTGGCATTTAATTAGGAGAATAAATAATGGCTGGTATTATTACAACTGGTTCGTTTCCAAAAGCACTGTGGCCTGGTATTAAGGCTTGGTGGGGTCGTTCATACAATGAACATCCTATCGAATACACAGACCTTTTCGATACAACCACATCTGACAAAAACTACGAAGAGTACGTCCAAGCTACTGGCTTCGGTCTTGCTCCACAAAAACCACAAGGTCAAGGCGTTGTTTACGACTCTGAGACTCAAGGTTTTGTAACTCGTTTAACCAACGTTGCATACGGCTTGGGCTACATCGTTACCCAAGAAGAACTTGCTGACAACCTCTATGAAGTTGTTTCCAAGCGTCGTGCTGCTGCTAACGCTTTCTCTATGCGTCAAACCAAAGAGAACGTTGCTGCTAACGTATACAACAACGCTTTCTCCAACAGCTATGCTGGTGGCGACGGTGTATCACTCTTGAATGCTTCACACCCAAATACTTCCGGTGGCACATTCAGCAACTTGTTAACTACTGCAGCTAACTTGTCTGAAGCAGCTATTGAGAACTTGATTATTCAACAGATGCTCGCATTGAATGACCGTGGACTCCGCATCAACTTGATGCCACGTTCCATCATCGTTCACCCAAGCAACTGGTTTGAAGCTAATCGTATTTTGAAGTCTGTATATTCATACAACACTGGTGCTAATCCTCCTGGTACTGCAAGTAACGCTGTAAACGTATTACACGCTACTAACGCATTGCCTGAAGGTATCAAGATGAACCATTACCTGACAAGCACCAAAGCATTCTTTATTCGTGCTAACGTGCCAATGAACACAGGTATGATTCACCAAGAGCGTCAAGCTATTACTTTCGACCAAGACAATGATTTCGATACGATGAACGCTAAGGCTAAATCGTACGAGCGTTATGCCTTCGGTTGGGGTGACCCACGTGCCTTGTGGGGTACTCCTGGAGTTTAATACTCTTCACGTGAGTAGACTCCCCCTAGTTTCCCAAAAGGTTTCTAGGGGGTTTTTTCTCTAACTTAAAGGAAAAAATTATGCCTAATAAAAAACTTCGTGAAGGCCAATCAATTGGAATGGGTGTCAAAGCTCCAGTTCAAAAGCCGAATAAAGATAAGGTAAAGAATCCAAAGCAACCAACTAAAGCTAAACAGCCTAAAGGTGGGTATTAATCATGGCAACTCAGATTCTTCCGTTTCAGATTCTGAATGACGGTTACCGCAACGCAACATTAAAAATTGCTGGATGGGTAAATGCAGGAGACCTATCGAACTATGTAGTTGTCGACCCAAGTACATTAAGCCAAATTGATGCTCAAGGAACAATTCCAAGTACAGTACGTGTAAAACGTATTAACTTCGATATTCAAGACGGTATTCAGGTTACTTTGAACTGGGATGGTGCAACCCCAAGATTGTTATGGGAGTGTGCTGGTCGTGGAGAAATCAAAGCAGCTAATTTTGGTGGTATTACTGATAATGCAATTACACCTAACGGTAAGATTACATTGACAACCTTTGGTGGTGCAGCTACCACAGCATTAACGTCATTTACTATTGTTTTAGAACTTATCAAAGATTAATATGCAAGTAGCCAACATTAACGCTAAAGAGATAGAATTAACCGCTACCATTATCCGTGCAGACGGAAGCAAAGTAGAGTTAGGCGTTATTGACTACTGGCACAAAAACCCAATCAACCGTTTTATATGGAGAATTAAAAAATGGCTACGCTCCTCGTAAATACTGGTAAAGCGATTGTTACTAACTACCTCAACGGTGGTGCAGCTACTCAGCCTAAGTATGTGGCTTGGGGTACAGGTGCAGGTACAACGTCAGCTAGTGATACAACTTTATTTACCGAAGTAACACCACGTGTTAGTGGTACTACTTCACAAGTAACAACTTCTACAACTAACGACACTTTCCAAGTTGTTGGTACTCAGACCGCAGGTACTTCTGAGACTATCACCAATGCTGGTTTGTTTGATGCTTCTACATCGGGTAACTTGTTTGTTAAAGGCGACTTTACAGGCGTTCCCCTCAATAGTGGCGATTCAATTCAGTTTACCTTCAAGGTGCAATTTAGTTAAGGAATAACATGGCTCTCGTAGTTTATGACCGAATACAGCAAACTGGCACTGCTAATACAACTGTTAGCTTTACTCTGTCGGCAACTACAACGGGCTATCAATCGTTTGCGGTAGTAGGTAATGGAAACACTACCTATTACTCAGCAAATGACGGAACAAACTGGGAGGTCGGTATTGGAACTTATTCCACTACTGGCCCAACCCTTACACGAACAACTATACTGTCTTCAAGCAATAGTGGAAGTGCAGTAACATTTACCGGAACAATAACCGTATTCTGTGATTACCCCGCAGGTAAAGCAGTCATTCAAGATGCTAACGGTAACGTAGCAGTAACATACAATACTGCAAGTTCAGGCTCAATTGGGTCTTTAAACGTCGGTGGTTCAATCAACGGTGCAAGTGATACTGGAATTATTCAAAGTTTAGTAGGCACAGCAGACACATACGTTTTTACAGCATTACAAAACAAAAACACTGGAGCAACTGCCAATACTTCTTATTCTTCTTACGCTTTATACAACAACACAGGTTCTGTATATGGCGAAATAGGAATGAATAGTAATAACTATAGTTATTCTGCAGCAGGTTTTCCAAATAACTCATTATCTCTTCCAAATGCAACATTTATGGAATCTGGTAGTGGTTCAGACCTTGTATTGGCTACATATGGCTCAAATGCAATCCATTTTCTTGTAAATGGCACATCCTCAACTGCAGATGCTTTAACTATTTCTAATGCAGGTTTGGCTACATTTAACAATGGTATTCAGGCTTCATCTACAAACCCATTTATTATGAATGCCACAACCGTATCTGCCAACTATACAATTCCAACTGGGTATAACGCCACCACTGCTGGAAAAATCACAATTAATACTGGAGTTACTGTAACAGTGAGTACTGGTAGCCGTTGGGTAGTTGTGTAATGTTTGGTAAACAAGCCTTTTCTTCAGCCTCGTATGCTGGTAGTTCAGGCGGTACTGTTTACACTAAAGCACTAACTTATTTATCTACAAGTACTAGCTCAATTATTAAGCAGTTACAGAGAGCATTCTCTATAACCAGCACATCCGCAGTAACTATAGTCAAATCCCTCTTAAGGACAATTAGCTATACGTCTACATCTGTCGTAACCATTATCAAGTCTTTATTACGGTCTTTAAATGTCACGAGCACATCTGCCGTAAGTATCATTAAAACTATAGTCAAAAGCATGGGAACCGTCATTGAGACGGAAACAGTGGTTTTACTTGAGAAGGCATCCCATTTCTTAACATTGGCTATAAC